CGTCTAATATGGCGGCTTCCTCCGCAGAATCGGTCAAATCTGACGCCCAGTGGTCCGACTCTTCATCCAGGTTTATTTCTGCACCTGTCAAAGTGTACCCAATAATATCCACAAAGGAGTCGCGGTGGGATGGGCTCTCGCATAGGCGTGCCTCTTTCATGAGACGCATGAGCGGTGAGACATCGGCAGCGGTGATCTTCGCCTCGGCGCGTCCGGTGTTCTCCATGTACGCTTGCCAGAACTTGGCGATGCGCGCGAAGTTGTCCTCGGGCGTGCCATAGTCCTTGCGGCGTGCGCCGTTTACGATTTTACCAGCTTCATCGAGAAGGTTCTGTTTTACGTTGTTCATATCTTGTGCCAATCATAGTTGATGAGTTCGACCACTTCGTCGCCAAGTCCAAGGCCGTGGGCCATTTCAATGCAGAGTTCGATGTCTTCCGACCAATCTGCACGCTTCATAAGGTGCGGCTTGTGCATCATCATGAACAGGATGGCGTCCAGAAAGTCGCATAATGCCACCTCCCGGCTCTTCACCGAGAAGTTCGGCTCTTCCATGTCGTCCCAGTACACCGCCTCGGCTTCCTTGTCGGCCGTGCCTAGCAGCGGAACAATTCGCTTGGCAGGGCTCGGGATGTCGCCACTGAGGGACTCGGGCGCATCGTGTAGGATGCAAACCGTGAGGTTGCGGAGCGTCTCGACCATGCCGAGGGCATTGCCAAACAACTCCATGTAGAGGATGGCCACGCGCTGGGCATGACCGCCCACCATGTCGCCCGAGTTCCTCAGTTCGGCGTGCTTGTTGTTGTGCCAGCGGTTCACGAACCCCGATGCCCACAAATGTGCCGTTTTCTCAGTCGGTGTCATTTTCTTCCCCTTCTGGCCAATCGCCATCGCGTTCCCACTCATTGCGTTTCGCAGGTATCCACTTCACGCGAGTTTGAGTGTACCTCGACATCTCTCGATCCCACACGAACCACGCGTAGGGCATCTGAGTTGCGGCTTTACGTTGTAGCTTCCCCCGTACCATCGGCACGCGGCCGACGTATGGGCAAACAAACGCGGGGTTATTCCCCTTCTGGAAGATGTTCTCATACCGCGACCATCCCTCAAGCCATGACGTGCGGAGGAGCAAGCATAGGTGCTGCACGCTCGGCATGTTCTTGCGCCAATGGGCATAGATGTCCTCGGCGATGTTGAATGGTGGATTGGTGACGATGTAGTCCACCTCGACGCCAAACTCTGTAGGGTCCGGCATATCCAGGAAGTTGGCGATCGGGAAGCCGGCACCGTAATCCTCGATGTCGGATCCCCACACGTCGCCAAAACTCTCGCGGAGCACGTTGACCATGTAGCCGCGGTTTGCGCACGGCTCCCATGCCTTCGACTCCTTCAAGTCATCTGGAAGGCAATGAGCGATAAACGCCCGTGTTGCCCATGGTGGAGTTGGGAAATCATCGAGCCCGTCCTTTGGCGATGATCTGGTCTGAAAGCCCATAGGGCCTTTGGTTTCCTCAGTCACAATAATTCCTCAAAAAAGCGCCGGGATGATGAAGGGAGGAGACACCACCCCGGCTAGTTTAGCGCATACGACCGTCTACGCTATTCTTCGAGACCGAGCCCGATGAGCATCCTGTTTTCGAGTTTCTTAATCTCGACTAGGATGTCCCATCGCATGGTCCCTTCCGGCATTGTCTCTCGGACAAACTGCCGAAGGTTTTGGAAATCGTTCCTACACTTTTCAACCGGTGTCATTTCAGCGCCCGTCCGATCGCGGCGAGAACCTTGTCCATCTTGTCGAGCGGGACATCGAGCGATACGCGCGACACCAATGTCGACGCTGCGAGTGGTGCGGGCTCCTGTACCGCGACTGCCACCTCTGGGCCGGCCTCTTCGCTCACCTCTGGGGCTTGCTCGACCGCTGTTGGCGGTGTCTCGGGAACGACTACAGCTTCCTCGACTTGAGCCGCTGGAGCGTTAAACGGGTTTGCCGGCGCAGTCGCAGGGTTTGGCTGAGGCACTGGTGGCGCCGCAACATCCGCTGAAATCGCTTGTGCTTGCTCGAACTGAGTTGGTGCAGCATTCGACACGGTTTGCGGTGCATTATGTGTCTCCTGTGGCACGGGAGCGGCTTGAGCGGCGGCAAATGGGTTCGATGCTGGCGCTGGAGCGGCCTGTTGGGCGGCTGGCGCTGCCTGTGCGGCGGCTGGAGCGGCTTGAGCGGCAAACGGGTTGTTCGCTGCCGGTGGCTCCGTTTGAACCGCTGGAGCGGCCTGTGGCGCGGCGAATGGGTTCGAGCCTTGGTTGGCGTCGGACTTAAATGCTAGTTCAGTCATAGGTTCAATTTCCTCGTTGGTTGATTCCTCGGTGTCGACGATAGCCGCACCAAACTCGGCCGTCAAGGCACTAAGAAGGCCGGACTGTAAACCATCCTTAACTTCTCGTGCGATGATGACGGATTCGTCGACGGTTCCTTCCGCGACAAATGTGTGTACGACGACGTGCGAGGCTTTGTTGCCTTGGCGTAGAAGCCGCATATTAAACTGGATATAGTGGTCGAGGTCGACTGTTGGCCCCCACCATAGGATGTGATGCGCGTTCCCTTTCTGTAGGTTCAAGCCGTGGCCCGCCGATGCCGGATGAGCACACATGATTTTTATCTCACCGGCGTTCCACCGATCGACATGCGATTGAGCCGTCTTCTCGTTAACGCCCGCGCCGAGGTACGGCACTTCTTCACCCAGGACTTCACGGAGTTGGGTCAAGTCGTGGTTATATTCGTAGGCGATCAAGAGTTGTTCGTCACCGAGTTCTTCGATCAAGTCCTCTAACGCTTCCTTTTTCGCGCTATGTAACTCGATGATCTTCCGGTCCTCATCGTATACCCGGCCATTGGCCATCTGCTTCAACTTCCCGACCAACACCGCCGCGTTCGCCGCCGTGATTTTGTCGCCGTCTTCCTTAATCTCGAGGATAAGGTCGCGCTTCAATTCCTTGTACTTCTTCATAGCTGGGGCAGGGAGTGGCACGCGGCGGATGTCGTTGACGAACTCGGGCAGGTCGAGGAAGCCGTCGGCACGGTAAATGTACGGCGCGATGCGCTCCTCGATCATATCCTGCGATCCCGGCCGAGGGATGTAGGTGAACCCGTCGTAACCTTGCTCGAAGTATGCCGCGCGGTACTTGGAGATGTACTTGCCCAGCGCGATGCCGTCGTCGAGGATCAGGAATTGACCAAAGAGGTCCATGAGCCCGTTCGAGGCTGGCGTACCGGTCAATCCCCACTTGTACTTGGCGAGAGCGGTGATGGGGCGTGCTGCTTTGAAACGCTTGCCTTGAGCGTTCTTCATGCGGCGAACCTCATCGAACACCACGACATCGAGACGATCGAACACACCCTCTTTGCACTTCTTGGCGAACCAAGGGATGCCCTCATAGTTGATGATCCAGATATTGACGTCGCGGCGCTCGAGCCACTTCTCTTTTTTCGTACCGTGTAAGCGACAAGCGATCAATCCATTAAGAGTTGCCCACTCATCAATCTCTTGCGCCCACACGGTTTGAGCCACGCGCAGTGGTGCTACTATCAGCATGTTCTTCACGAGACCGGCATCGTACAACGCTTTGAAAGCGTGCAGAACGATCATTGTCTTCCCGTATCCTGGGTCGAGCCATAGGGCAGCGACACCACCGGTTGACGATGAGTTCCAAAGATGCGCGGCAGCGGAACGCTGGTAGTTGTGCGCGTGACTAGCGAAGTCTAGCATCAATCGACGCCTTTCATGATCTTAAAAGCATTCTTGGAGAGCGGGCGATCGCCGATGCAAGCCTTGGCAAAGTTCGTCAAAGTGAACTCCACGTCGAATTTGCTATCGCACTTTGCCCAGTATTGGCCGTATGCGATCATCGTCTTGGCACGCTCCAGTTGGAGAGGTGTGGCTTTCTTCCCCGGTGACTTGGTTTCGAGCCCGAGCACGTGGCCGGGTCCGAATATAAGGTTGTCTGGCCATCCAGCCTCGACCCCCGGCCGCATGGATACGCGAAGTGCGTAGAGACCCAACTCTTTCGAGTATTTCTTCACATGCGCGAGGATCTGCTTCTCAGTCTCTTTTTTCATCCCACATGCTCCCTGCATATCCCGACGTTCTTCGGACCAAAGTCACACCACCGGCAAGCGTTCTTGCTCGGTGTAGCGGGCCAAGACTTGTCGGCTTCCATCATCTTGATGTTCCCCACCCAGGTTCTCTCGACATGGGCGTAAAACTGTTCCCGCGTAATCTCGAACTCAGCATCCTCGCCGCTATCGAGGTATAGCAGGTGACCGGTAAACGTCTCGAGGTTCGGGTAGGTCCAGAACGCCGGCAGCGCGAAGATGGCCATCTGGTCATCATATGAGCCGTATGGCTTGCCTGTTTTCCAATCGAGGGCAGCGGCTTTGGTCACTTGCGGCACTTTTGCGGCATCGACGACCAAAACGTCCCAAATGAACCGGCACCACGCGTCCCTGCCGAACCAAGATACCGGCTTGAGGTCACGATCGAAGGCCATCTGCTTCTCTACCTGCACGATGCCTTTTTGCATCTCGCCGTACATCCAATTCAGCTTGGCGCCGAGGATCGAGAAGTTCTTCTTGAGCCGATCGGGAATCTCCTTCTCTTTGCCCTCGATGTAATGGGCGATGTCGTCGTGGACCTTGCGACCCTCGAGCAATGCCTTTGGTGTCGGGCCGGTGTCGATCTTGTCCACGTGCTGGTACTTGAACTGTTGTGGACATTTTGACCACGTCGCCCAGCGCGAGTACGAGAACGCGAAATTGAATGCTTTTTTAGTAGTGGACTGAGCCATTGGTCATCTCCGATGCTTCTGGGTCCGTATGGAAGTCGGCCACGCGATCGGCAGGGACTTCGACGGTTTTCATTGTGTAGCCACAGAAAGCGCATTTCTTGCGGCGCCAGTATGCGAGTACACCTTCGTGGATGAACATTGATCCTTGCACAACCTTCATTTTGCGAACTTCTTCACACTCTGGGCAGTTTAGAGCGTCGTTATGAGACATAGGTTTTCCCTGTTTTCAACATGCGAATGGTGGAGGATGACACGCCGTATTCTTTGCCTAGCTTCGATGACGACTGCTTCGAGGCGCGGATGTCGGCGACTTGCTTGGGTGAGAACCGTGGCGCCTCTTTCCATGTGTAGACTATCTCGCCGTCGGCAAGCATCATCTCTCGGATGCGCCGAGCCCGACGTGTCTTGAGGAGTTTGATGTTCCTCACTGTCTGGGACGACACGTCGAAAGTCTGGGCGAGAAACTCGGCATCGGTGAACTTAGAGCCGAGGATGGCCCATGTCTGCACCTCGGTTTGGGTCAACGTCGGACGTTGAACCGTCGATTTAAACTGTAACATTCTGCAATCCTTTCAGATCATC